TTCAAGCCAGACTACTGGAGACTCAGTGTTATAGTAAGTGGATGCAGGATAATAATGTGCCTTGCACTAGGGCCTGGTTACGTGCAATAAAGGAAGATCGTGTTCTTCCTGGAGAAAATCGTTTTACGTAAGCCTTAAAAAAAATTAGGATCGGCTGGGCTATCTCCTATACCAAAACATGTGCTTGGAATATAAACAATAGGATTATTTTGTGGTGCGCCATACGGCTGTGCTCCATCAAAATAAGTAAATCCTAAGTTAGTATTATTTCGATTGCCCTTTGAGTTAAGTAATTTAACTTGACCTCGTCTTGCAATTGTTATATTGGTTGGCAAACAAAATCTTGAAAATTTTTCAAAACTATCTGTGAAATTTATTGTGACGTTAGCCGCAGTTGTAGAGAATACTCTGCAATATCTGCCGGGCTTTCCGCAGAAAAACTCATTTAGTGTATGTGTTACCGTTGGTACTAAATAGACTGTGTTGAACGGTATACGATGCATGTTAGTAAAATTACATGCAGTTGATACATACCCTGCAATCAATTTAGTATTAGCATCAACTTCAACTTTTCCTCTTAGTAGAGTAAATATACCAGACTTAATAAAGGCATTATTAAAAATAACGGTACCTGTATTTACTATAGTTGACCTTATAATATACTTACCGCTAGTATCAATTATTAAAGGCACATTTAATCCAGAAGGGCCGGAGTTAGTATTAGTGACACCAACATTTTCTATAATTCCACTACCTATCATATTAATTGTTGCAGCAGTACCTGTTGCTGGACCGGTAATTGTTGTGCCAGATCCAGCATTTGAAATTCCAAAATTTCCTGAAACATAAATATCTCCGCCACTGTTTTTTAATCGACATTGTCCGCTATTCGGCGGATTACCAATGCTAAAATCCTTTACTCGCAGATTGCTTAATAATGTAAAATCACCGACAGTTGGCTCTTGTACTATTATTGACACACCAGACCATTCAATACCGCCTGTGTCAAACGTAAACGGTGTATTGTAAACAGTTAATATTGCTCCATTAAATGTTTGTGTAATGTTTCCTTGAATATAGGTAAGTGATCCAGGAAATGAAGAGTTGACAAACCAGTAAAGAGTGGCATTAAACGTTAGTGTTCCAGTAGTATTTATAATTACCGCTAATTTTATATTACCGCTCGCGACTGGGCCATACGATATTGCTCCTGTTCCATTCAATATAATAGTATATGCAGTAGACTGTACTGCATGGGTGTAGTTAAAGCTAGAACAGTAAATATTAAAATTTGTAGAGGCTGAATTTATTTGTACTGGGTTAAAGGATGCAGATTGTCCAATCGCTGTTAAAGTTGTACACGTTATATCACCATCTGCTGTTAATAGAGTAATACTACCAACTTGACCAACTGTTAATGTATTAAAAGTTATTGAGCTAATATTAACAAACGTAATGGTTCCGTCAAGTATAAGATTCTGCACACCCATGTTTCCACTAGTATAAGTAAGTGTTCCGCCACCATATCTAGCGGAGGATAGTGTTAGGTCAGGATTAACAGTTGCAGCTATTGCTATTTCCACGCCGCCGCCCATTGCGATTGAACCTGCCCAAGTACCACCAGTTTGTGTAAATCTTACTTTTACTGTGCCTAACAAAAAAGAAGCAGTTGCTGTTACGCTTTTAACATTAAGATTTATTCCCACTCCATTAACTGTCGCATTGCCGGCTCCAACAACAGTTACTGTTCCATTCACTGTCAAGTCTCCACTGGCAAGTGTATATGTTGCGAGTGATGTAAAGTTTATGCTATGCGGCCATGTAAATCCAGTGACAGGCATAGTTAGTGTACCGCCAGTTGTTTTAGCCAGTATTGGAGTTCCTGAAGTTGTGTTAGTGGTAAATCCATTAACGAAAGTAATGTTTCCTGTGACCGTTAATGTATTGTTGACTGTTAATGTTCCGGTGAAGCCTGTAAAGTCGACTATTGCACATGCAGATGCCACATTAACTGTTAAAGTAAATCCTCCTGTGATATTAGCTGTGTCGCCTGCAATAGGAAACCCAGCGCCTCCCCAAGTAGCTGCGGCGTTCCAGTTCCCAGTAGCTGCTAGTGTATATACTGCCATTATTCAATAGGTTTTTCTACGTCAATTGGTAGTTTACTAATCAGCGCAGTTAACTGAGCAGTTGCTTGTATTTTATAGAGTTCAGTAGTAGCTCTAAGTTTAATATTATCTTCTATCTCCTGTGCGCTCCTAGGCGAAGAGTGCCCCATGTCAATCGTAACAATCGTTCCGTCAAAGTTATATTCAACTTCTGTGTAGAGGATTTCTTCGTTTTGTCTTGTAGAGAGAATTTTGTAAGTCATATTGTTTAATTTTTAATAGTTTCCAGCATAGGCAATCGCATCTGTTTGGTCTTGTACACCAACATAAACTGATTGAATTACGCTCATGATTTGACCGCTTTGCATAATAATAGGTTGATCGAATGTATATAGCGCAGTCTGACCAATTGCAACCGTTGATCGAGTCGCGGTTGCTGCTAAAACTTCTCCGACCAATCTATGGTTTGCCCCACCTGTGTCCGACAAAAATATACGAAACACTTTGGCTCCAGCAGCGGCTGCTGCCACTTGGGAGTTAATAAATCTAACACCATCAACTCGAGTCCCGTCGGTTGTTGCTGTTACTAATGTTACCAATGCACCAGATCCGTCTGATGCAGTATTTGCTGCTGCTATTCGAGCAGGGGTAAAATTACCCTGTCTTGTGAAAATTGGACTTGTATTTGCTGCCATATTCTTTTATTTTTTATGCAAAATTATAATAGTTAAAAAGCTTGCTTATGTTCCCTTCGCCTCCTGGAGCACCTTGATCGCCTTGCGCTCCAGCTCCAGTGGCTCCCTGTGTTCCTTGTGGCCCCTGTGATCCTGCTGAACCTTGAGAGCCAGCAGAACCTTGTGAGCCTTGTAATCCCTGTGAGCCTTGCGCTCCTTGGCTACCTGCGGTTCCCTGATTGCCTTGAGCCCCAGCCGCTCCTTGTGCTCCTTGAGAGCCAGCTGAGCCTTGCGCTCCCTGTGAACCCTGATTTCCCTGTGAACCCTGAGATCCAGCTGAACCTTGAGCTCCTTGTGCACCTTGAGGACCCTGTGGTCCTTCTATACCACTAGATAAAGGAACTAGTATTATATCGTGTCCATTACTAAATGAATATCCACCAGTCACATATGTAACGGGTATAGAAACATAATCATTAGGTATAATCGTAGGTGTGCCGTTTACTGTCCAATTTTGATAATTATTAGAATTATTTTCATCTTGAATAATTAAAGTATCACCAGAATTAATTAATGCTAAGAAGACATCAATATCTATACTATCTCTTGTTAAGTGTGAGACATATAATATAGTTGAACTTATTTGCGTTGCACTATTCCACATAATTTGTGAATTGCTAGGCGGCGGTGTTTGTGAATTTGTTCTTGCGTTATATTTATAATATGAAATTGATATACCGTTTTGGCCTTGTGTACCTATTGTTCCTTGAAAGCCTTGCGCTCCTTGGCTACCTGCGGTTCCCTGATTGCCTTGAGCCCCAGCCGCTCCTTGTGCTCCTTGCGAGCCAGCTGAGCCTTGCGCTCCTTGGCTACCTGCGGTTCCCTGATTGCCTTGAGCCCCAGCCGCTCCTTGTGCTCCTTGGTTTCCTTGTGCTCCTTGAGAGCCAGCTGAGCCTTGCGCTCCCTGACTACCTGTGGTTCCCTGTGAACCTTGAGAGCCAGCAGAACCCTGTGAGCCTTGTAATCCCTGTGAGCCTGCCGCTCCCTGTGCACCCTGAGGTCCCTGTGGACCGGCTCCGCCACCTCCTCCTTCTACTACTGTGATATTACCCAAATTATCGATCTTAGATAGGAGATCAGAATTATTTGCGTCGAATGCAATAAGATATGCGCCGTTTGGTATATTAATATAATCTACTGTCGAAAAATCTATTGTAGGATATAAGTAGGAAATTGCCATCTTATGTTAGTTGTTATTATTCTTTATTATTTATCTGTTTTTAAGTATAATCAATTTAGATTGAAACTTTATGCTGGCCTCCATGTATAAAATCAAAAATAAAAAATCATGCAAATATATCGAGAAAAAGATTTCGCAAGTCTATACTGTTCGAGTTTAACTGATTTGATGCGCTGCCCGGAATATGAGACTCGACCTAGGGATCTCAGTATTCGTGAAAATGCAAATACTGTGTTAATACTTGAAAATCCGCTTTCCTGTCTTTATACAAACCAGATACGCTCTTCTCAGAAAAAATATATTGCCGCAGAACTTTTATGGTACTTTGCTGGCAGAAACGATGCAGCCTTTATTAAAAAGTACGCTAAATTCTGGGAATCAATCCAGAACCCTGACGGGACTGTCAACTCATCATATGGTAATCTATTATTTGCTAAAAAGAATCCTCATGGATTTACCCAGTACGACTGGGCAATAGATTCTCTCCTTAAAGACAAGGATTCTAGACAAGCCGTGATGCACTTTAACTTGCCAGAACATCAGTACACCACAAACAAGGATTTTGTGTGCACAATGTATGCTATCTTTCAGATTAGAGAAAACAGACTTAACCTCACTGTTACAATGCGCAGTAATGATGTTGTATGGGGTCTGCCGACTGATATTGCTTTCTTTGCAACGCTGCAGAGCCAAGCAGTATCTCATCTCCAGAAAGTTTATCCAGACCTGGCACTCGGTACCTATACTCACATTGCCAATTCTTTTCATATCTACGAACACCACTTTGATGTAGTAGATCGTATGTTGGCACATCCGTTTGAGGCAGAAGAGATTCCTCCAGTAAATACCGACATGCTCGACTCTACCGGTGAGAAGACGCCTGACTTTATTTTCCTCTTTGAAAATTTTCTAAATATTGAAAAAAGTTTTAATGATCCTCTCTTTGATTGGATAACCACAAATATTAAATAAAAAATGAAAATAGATCTTAAAAAATTCGTAATTGGTGCTGCAACTGTGCTGCTTACCTCACTAATCTGCTGGTTTTCCTTCGCCGTTTTTTCTTTGGACACGCTCTTTGGCGCTGAGCCAACCTATCCTCAGTGGTTAGGAATCTCAATTGTTTCTACTCTACTTTTTACTCAACCGTAAGCCAACAATAATGACCCAAAAGGACCTAAAATATCATAGTACATATCTACGCATGGCAACCGAGTGGTCTACTCTCTCGTGTTGTCGTAGAAAAAAGGTAGGCGCTCTAATTGTAAAGGATGGCGCAATTATCTCAGACGGTTTTAATGGCACGCCAAAAGGCTTTACCAACGACTGTGAGGACTCAAATGGAGAGACCTACTGGTATGTGTTACATGCCGAGGCAAATGCTATTCTTAAGGTGGCCAAGTCTTCACAGAGCACAGACGGGTCGTCGTTATATGTCACATATTCTCCCTGTAAGGAGTGTTCAAAGCTAATTATTCAGGCCGGCATACGCCGTGTCATCTATCTAGAGGAATACAGGGACACCTCTGGTCTAAAAATATTAAAGGAGGCTGGAATAGATATATTGCAGCTAGAAATATGATCGATAATAGAAACGTAACCGTAGTATTTGTAAAAGAATACAAAAATTTTATTGGAGCCTTTGAAAAAAAGGGCAAGGAGGACTATGTGCTTAATGTCAATAAAATCATCAAGGACAAATTCAGTAATAAGTTTATCGTGCCCAACAAGGTGCAATCCTTTTTGCTCAACTATGAAATAAAAAAGCTGTTGGACAAGGCAATAAATATCAAGAATAAAAAATATAAAAGAGTAGTATATCTTAACACTAATCTCTCCAGTTCTATTGTGTTAAACACTATTGACTTTGTTGAGAGAGAATACGACGTGCTCGATTTTAATTTTTATCTTGTCGAGTCAGCTGCTCAGCCCGATGAAGAGATACGTAATATCGAAAAGCTAAATCGAATATCCGTATAATATCAAAAAAGCCAGCATAGTGCTGGCTTTTTAGTAATAATTTTTATTTAGTTACTCTAAAATTAGTCTTCGTCCTCAAATTCATATTCGTCATCGTCTTCGAAACTCTTTAGGAAGGTTTCAGTGTCGCTTGTTAGTCTTCGTACAGAAGATTTAGGCATTTCAGACATATCTGGTGTTTCTTCTTCATATTCTTCTTCTCTAGAGTTTTGATAAGTGTCTTCGAATTCTTCCTCGTCTCTGTCAGTTTTGTCAGGACTTGGCATCGCTGCGTACTCTTCCTCTGGCATAGTTGCTGCGTCGGGCATTACATTTAATTTTCTAGTCGATACATCGATATAGGCAATAAGATCTCCGTCACGATCTAAGTAATCTACACGGTCGCCTTCTTTACTCTTAAAAAAGTCGTCCCAATCAAGACGCATCTCTCCCATTTTATCCTCAGCATCGGCAATCGCTTCAAGATCAGTTTTTCCGCGTAACGACACAACCTTTTTCTCTCCGGCTGGATTCATTCCATACATATCTGATTCAGCCTGTTCCTGCTCGTTGATGAACTTTTGAAAAGAAGTGTAGGAAAATCCTTCGTTTGCGGCCTTGCCGACATTTACTACAGGCAGACCCATATTCATATAAGGATCTGGATAGTTGTAGGGCTTTTTGCGTTCTTGCTTATAGACAAGGTCATTACTCATTGCTTTGTAAGTTGAATTATATACTGGGTGCCCGAATGCTGGGTGACGATCTACCACTCTCTGATAACCATCTAATTTGGGATTAGTATTTACTTTTTTGCCGCGCCCATCACGATACATTTTAGCAGAGTTGGGTCCTCCGAAGCCAGGCTTCTTTAAATCCATATATTCTTCCAAATTCATCACATCACGGCGATGTACGTTAAACATTTCCATTGTATTTAGGATTCTTTTTATTATACGCGGATTTCTCCGATTCTGGTTTCTTTGTAGGCATCTGCTCTAAATTTAGCAGTTATTTCATAAAGAGTTGCGCTGGTGTAATTTAATTCCATTGCGCTAAGTGATCCGTTTGGAATTACTGGTGTAAATCTAAATTCCCTAAAAATATCCCCGGCTTTGTTAAAGATTGCCAAGTACATCTGTCCATAATAATCTCTCTTCAAGCCCTGTCTACCATTTAGTGGATCGTAGGTTAGGTCTCCCCAAGCTCTTAAAATATTGTAAATATACATGTTGTTCTCCTCATTCAAGTTAACTGTGAACTTAATAGTAAGGTCGGCAACTGTCGTCACCGGAACTGCCGCTGCATATGAACGTCTTGCGAATTTATAGTTTTGCTCAACTACTCCAACCGGAGTCAATTCAGGTATTCCTGATACGCTTATTACGTGCTCAACTAAGAGATCAACGTTGTCTGTAATTACAGCAGGCGGTGTAATAATTAACTCGAACTGATTTTGAAAAATCGGTTCGTAATAGTTAGTTGCTGCTACTGAATTATCCCAATGTGGTAAACCGGCCATTTTATTGTGATTATTTTATTTTATTTATTTATTCAGCATCTGCCTCTTCCTTAGTAGGAGTAAACACCGCTTTGTCTTCGACATTGAATAGATTTTTGTAATCGATCTTTGCACCAAACGATGCCTGTGCAGATCTATGCGAATAAGTATCAATTGAGGTCGCATCTCCCTTGAAATCAAGGATGAGCGAAGGCACAATCGTTCTAAAAATTACATCATCAATATTTTCAACGTTATCCCTTTCTCGAATGCTAGATAGGGAATTTTCTCCGCTGCCTGCAATCACAAGTCGACTTGTTCCATCAACCTTTGCCTTAAATTTTTCCCAAGTGCCAGCCGGCTGACCGTCTAATGTGTCCACCATGCCAGTTGAAAGTTTTAGGGTGATCTTTGGTGCACCACTGTCTAGTCCGCTGGTAGAAACCTCCCTTAGCACAATATGATCTGTAGTAAGAGAAACTTCATAATATGTATTTTTAAAATACTTTTCGTTTAGGGCTTTTCTACTTTGGGTGGAAGCCTGTGACTCAGCTGAGGACTCAGCCGCATAATCCGGGCTTATCTTCTTTTTGATTGCTTCACTGGCCAGTTCAAACTTCCGCTTAAGGATATTTACTTCGCTTAGTGTGACATACATCAACAAAGCGCTACCGCCGGTGAACTTCATATCTGGAAAGACGTCAACTTGGTGCAGTATTGCACTAATTTTCTTGGGGTCAATTAGCGTCTCTCCGTTTTGAATTTCCCAGTTTATTACATGACTAATTATTGCCTGAAAAACGAAACCTCCGTCCTTTGCACTAATGTCATCCCGGTATTTTTCTAAGAGACTACTCATTAATCTTTCTTACGATCTCTAGTTCTTTTGTAGTTTTTCCAGATCTCGTTGTAAATATTGCAGGAAGCCCCCAAGAAGTTGGTAATTCCAACAAATTTCTTCTTGTCTTCGCCTTCCATATTGGCAATCTTTACCCCGATCTTCTTTGCATCGTTGACCGTAAGCTCCTCATCGTCGTCCTTGCCGACTAATTTCTTTAGGTCACCCTTCTTTTCAAGCAGGGCAAACATATGAAAGCTGGCTATCGCTTTTTCCATTCTTCTTAAAATTATTTAGTACTAACGACATTCTTCTTCTTCACCGCGCTCATGTACTGCTTAGTATACTTGTCGATGTGAGGCGTACCTTTACCTTTTACAGGTCCTTGTGTCAATTCTTGTTTTACTTTAGCCGTTCCAG